AAAGAAGTAATACCAACCGTCTCCCGTTGGGACACCTTGACTACCACTACCCGTAATTGTGACACCTTGACTTTCATAAGGAAATGTAGTGACGCCCTTACTTCCAGTGTATCGAACTAGTTTCCCACCGTTTGAAGCACCTGTAGTTGAAAGGAAGAATGTACCGCCTTTTTCCATTTGATAACTAATAGGCAAAACGTTGTTTCCATTCATCAAAGTATATGTCTTAGAGAAGACAATTTGACTTTTCTTCGTATCTGTGATATTAACAACAATTTCCGTATTATCAGTATCACAAGGAACGTTAACAGATTTCAATTTTGTATCATACGTTGTAGCAAAGTGAACACCGTAAGCCGTTGAGAAATTCTGATAATCGTCTGCTACTGCGTCACTTAGAGAAGCACTTGCCAAAACTAAGTCATTTGTAGTAACGGAATAACCGTTCAATCCTTGACCGAATGAACTGTTTTGTACATAGTTTGTTCCTGTCATTACACGAAGGCTATTTTCTGCAATCGCATTTGAAACGTCTTCCTGTGTAGCAACATTAGACACTAGAGAAGGAATGAAGTTTCCTAGAGTGATTTTAGTTTTGCTTGGGTCTTGTAAATCATGTTCTACTTCAATAACCCGTGCGTCTAATTCCAATGCAGGCTTAAACGTTGTATCAATTACACGAACGATATTTCCAATTCGTACACGTCCAACAACTACACCTAACATTTCTGATACCTCAATCACATCTGCTTCATATGTAATTTTAGGCGTTGTCAAGTCTGCTAGAACTGTCTTACTTTCGTCTAGTAGTTCCTGGGGGTCTACGATTTCTTCATTACGATGAACGTACATTCTGTTTTCCATTTTGCCGTTCATGTAGATTCCGAAACGGTTTTTAGCTTCTGTATCTTCATAGAATAATTGACCGTTATTCACGCTTTCAAAGGTCAAGGCTTCTTTAGTGTTATCATCTTCTTTACCTAATCCGATAACAGCCGTTTTCACTTCGCTTGCGTCAATAGTACGTTTAATAGAATTCATGTTTTCACCGAATTCAAAATGCTTTCCTTCAAAAGTACTCTTCGAAGGGTCATTGATATAGAAAGATAGTTCGGTAAACTTTCCGCCTTGATACTTGATTTTATAACTCAATTCACCGCCGAAGATTTCTACTACACGGTTAATAGAATTAAACATAGATTGATATTTGATTTTCTCAATCTTTCGAACACGCTTAGAAGGAAAGTTATGCCCTGCAAAGTGCCATCGTGTGTCTTGGCTGAATGCCCCCATATAAGAATTAAGGGTAGCCCCGTTATAATAAATGTCATGATTCAAAGTCATGTCCAGTAATTCAGTAATGATATGTTCCGCGTAAACGTGCATACCCTTTAAGTCGCTGTGTTCTTCTTCTATACGAATAATTCTAAACACATGATAAACGTCTGCTTCATTTGATAAAACGTCCTCAAACATAACGTAATCGTTTGTAGCAATATCAATTGGTAAATTATCATAATTAACTAAGTCAAATTCAAACGTTGAATAGCTATTAGTCTTTTCTTTGAAAACTGGTGAATAAAAAAGAGGACTAGTTTCGCTAGTCCCCTCATTGTCCAGTACCATTTTCAGTTCTTCATTTTGATTAAGAATGTATAACTGCATGTTGTCAATTCCTCCCTAGATATACAAAATCCGTGACTTTATTTCAAGTGTTCCGTTTCCTAAAGTTGTGTAAAATCTGTTCTCACTGTTTGCAAGAAGGATAGGGAATTGAGTTTTACCAATAGCAACATATTTCATTGCGTATTCATCGTTAATATAGACTTCCCGTTTGTTCGGATAAATCTTAATAACGTCACCCGCATTCATTGATTTGTAGATAGAAAGGTTTTTAGATAATGCACTATTACGAATAGTACAACCCGTAACCGCCGTGTCCATAGTCACCGTAATTTCGTAAGGGTAAACATCATATGAACCATCGTAGGTAACATAGTTTGCCGTTCCCGCACTAGCAATAGTTTTAGTTGCAGTGACTTCTAGCGAATCATAATAGAATGGACTTGGTGAATAAAACTCGATAGTTCCTTCGCCTGCTTTCACAATGTCCTTAATAGAAACCGTGTTACTTACTCGAACTTCTAAGTACTTGCTTTTGTCTTCTTCAAGATATAGTTTTTGTAGGTCGCTAAAAGGGTTAATGCTTCCCGATGTGTAAGGAAATAACCACTTAGCTAATAAGATTTCTAGTTCTTGAAGCGTTCTGTAGGGAGGTTTTACAAGTGTCACCTCTAAAGAAACAGTTCGCCCGCCCATTTCGTAACCATAATAAATAGCCCCTAATCGCTTAGGGACTGTCATTGTTTGCATATCAATTTCAGGCATAGAAACCTCAACCCCCGTTACCCGTAGGAACGAAGGTTGCATTACACCGCCATATTCAATCATTGTCGATTTCCTCCTTTTCCGCGTACTTCACGTTGGCGTAATCGTTCTAGTTGAACCGCCAATGCTTCTGCGTGTGATTTGTCTTTTATATCTCCTTGAATATTAATTTGATAAACTACTTGACCGTTACCGTTATCCGTGTTACGATTATCAGTGTTAGAGATACGGTCTAGCTGACTAGCTACCGCATTACTGAATGGTTTCATATAACGTTTATTCTGAATCGGGAGAACTGCTTCCGCACCTTTCTCACCAACCCCCTGTCCTCCGCCGAGGATAGAAGCACCGTTAAAAATACCACCCTTCGCATTCCAACCTACTTTGAATTGTGGGTACGGAATATCAACGCCCCCAACGGATTTATGCCCCGCAGAAACACTGATTTTAGGAATTTTCGGTTTTGGAATCGTTAAGTGTAAGCCACTAAAGAAAGACTTAATTTGATTAAGTGCATTTTTGATAGCTGATTTAGCCGCGTCAACAGGTTTTGTCATTGCTGATTTAACTTTGTTGAATGTGCTTGAAACACTAGAATGGATTGAACTTGCTACACTTGTGATAGTAGATTTAATACCATTCCAAATACTAGAAGCTGTAGATTTAATACCGTTAAAGATACTAGTTACAGTAGCTTTAATCTTGTTGAACTGGTTGGAAATTGCACTCCAAATAGCCGACGCAACCGAAGTAATAGTAGACTTAATAGAATTCCATACGCTTGTTGCTACTGATTTCACCGCATTGAACACGGAAGAAGTCGTTGACTTAACCTTATTCCACGCTTTAGAAACCGCCGAACCCACCGCATTTGCTACTGTAGTAACAACGGATTTAATAGAGTTCCAAACGCTAGAAGCTACTGATTTTACCGCGTTAAAGACTGTAGAAGTGGTAGATTTAATCTGATTCCACGCCTTTGTAACGGCATTCCAAACAGCCGTCGCAACTGTCGTTACCACGGATTTAATACCATTCCATACCGATGTAAGCACCGACTTAACAGCGTTGAAAACTGTAGAAGTGGTAGACTTAATAGAATTCCAAACAGTCGTGATTTTAGATTTAATCGCGTCTACGATTGGTGCAATGAACGCTTTAATGCTAGACCAAACTTTGGAAATAACACTAGAGATAGCATTGTGAACCGTCTGTAGAACTGATACAAGCCCGTTCCACGCTGTCTTAATGAAGTTGACAATACCCGTTACGATTGGTGTTACAAATGCCACGATAGCATTCCACGCAACTTGGATAAGTGCCTTAATCATGTCCCATACGATTTTCGTAGTTTGCTTGATAGTGTCCCAGTTCTTTACAACTGTAGCGACTACCAACGCAAGCCCACCCGTTAAAATTGTAAGGATAGTTAAGCCCCATTCAGAAAAGAAATCCTTAATAGAGTTCCACACATTTACAGTAGTGTCTTTTAAAGATGTCCACGCGTCCGAAGCTGTAGATTTAATGTTGTTCCAAATGTTACTAATGGAATCAGTAATGGAATTCCAAATTTCAATAGTCTTTGCTTTGATTTCGTCCCAGTGTTGAACGATGAACATTACAACGGCTACGATAGGAATTGCGGAAAGTAATCGTGTTCCCCATGTAACAATAAAGTCGATAATTGAGTCAAAGATTTCAGACGTTTTATCTTTTACTTTTTGCCACCCATCGGAGAACTTTTGTGAAGCAGAATCCATGAAGTTAGAAACACTTGATTTGATATTGTCCCACGTACTAGACAGCCAACTTTGGATACTACCCCAAATTTCCATAGTCTTCGCTTTAATAGTGTCCCAGTTCTTCACAATAAGGACAGCTACCGCGATTAATGCTATAATTCCCGCAATGATTAAACCGATTGGACTAATGATAAAACTTAGTACAGGCATTAAGTTCATTGCTAATCTAACCTTACTGAAAATCCCGATAACCTTAGAAGCAACTCCCATGATAAGACCAAAGGAAGAAATTACATTTCCTACAAACGTAATGAGTAATCCTAGTACTACTAAAACTGGTCCGATAGCACCCGCAATCATACCAATAACTGCAATAACCTTTTGAGTACTTGAATCTAGGTTACTGAACCATTGAACTACTTCTGTAGCTTTCTGTACAATAGCCGTTAATGCGGGTTGGAATTGTTGATAGATTTGAATAGCAACTGTTTCTAGTGCCGACGTGAATCCGTCCCAGGCACCTTTCAAGTTGTCATTCATTGTTGTAGCCATTTGTTTAGCTGAACCGTCGGCTTTTTGTAAAGCCTGTGAATTCTTTTCTAATCCTTTACCGCCTTTATCTAACAATACCGCCCATGACTTGTACGCTTCTGCCCCGAACAATGTAGACAATGTAGAAGCTTTTTGTTCTGCCGTCATGCTTGACGTTGCTTTCTCCATTTCAGAAATGATTTGTGGTAAAGGTTTCATTTGTCCTTGTGCGTCAAAGAATGAAAGTCCTGTTTCCTTCATAACACCTTGCATAGCCTTTGTAGGATTTGCTAGACGTGTTAAAGAAGAACCGAACGCCGCACCCGCCATTTCACCTTGAATACCCGCGTCAGATAACGCCATTACTGCCGAAGTTGTATCCTCTAAGTTCCAACCTAAAGACTTCGCCGTTGGTGCAAGGTATTTCATAGCGTCCCCTAATTGTTGAACGTTTGTATTAGAGTTAGCCGAAGCAAACGCCAAAACGTCTGCCATATGTCCTGCTTTATCTGCCGATAAACCAAAACCTGTTAATACGTTAGAAGCAATGTCCGACGCTTCCGCAAGTCCTAGACCACCCGCCGAAGCAAGGTTTAACATACCTTCCATAGACGCTAAAATATCGTTCGTTTTAAAGCCTGCTTGTCCGAGGAAAGACATACCTTGTGCTACTTCACTAGCACTATATTTAGTGGTAGCCCCTAAGTCCATTGCCTTTTGTTGTAACTTGCCCATTTCACCAGTGTTTGCACCTGTCATGGCTTTTACTTTGGACATCGTAGCTTCAAACTCTGAACCCATTTTAATTACACCCGCACCAATTAATGTCATGGGAACAGTCAACGCCTTAGACATTGTTTGTCCTGTTGATTGAAAACCTTTACCGATATTTTTAGTTTTATTACTAACCTCATTAATCTTTTGACTAAAGTCTCTCATGTCTAATGAAAGTCGTACCATTACTTCGGACAAAGTTGCCATATGTTACACACACCTACCTTAAAATTGTATTTATACAAAAAAAGACCGTTAAGGGAAATTCCCCTAACGGCTAGTTTTGCTTGAATTTATTCATCAACGCTTCTAGCTTCTTGTTCTTTTCGTCTCTATCAATAGGACGTAGTTCGTTGCTAGTACCTTGCGTTGAATCGTCGTCGCCTTGTGATTTATATAAATCTTCGGGCTTAACTTGTTTCTTGTAATTACCACTACTATTCATTATGTGAGAAGTTTGCCATGCTAAAAGGTTAAGCTGTAGGTCTACTTCTTCTTCACGTTTCTTTGCGTTCGCAATAACCATGTCGAATAATTCTTGTAGTGTTAGTAAAAACAATGTGTCGGGCGTAAGCCCTAGCAACCCATAACCATAGAACTTAACGTCTTCCCATGTTAGGGGTTGCCCCTTTAGTTTTTTGAAGCAACTGCACCGAATGAACCCGTGATAGCTTCCTGTACTTCTGCCATGTTGTCCATGTCTACTAAGCTACCTACTTCAACTTCTGTTAACTCTGGATTCTCATGGATAAGCCCCGCCCATAACATAGAACGAACATTTTTAATTGAGATTTTTGTCTCGCCCATTTCTGATAACGGAATACCCATTTTTTCTTCCAGTTCAACTAATGCGTTAAGGTCATATCGTAAAGTGTGTTCCACTCCACCTAACACTACTTTTGCTTCTCCACGTTCTTTATTTGCTTTTGCTTTTGCCATAATAAATCTCCTCCATAATGATAGTTTTGAATAATATTTTTCAAGTTTTATTTATTGTTTGCTACATGAGTTTCAACAGCTTGTACAACTGCATTCATATATTTATAAAATTCATCGTTCATCGAAGTGCGTCGCCCTGCACGTGTATTAGTATCAAAAATCATTGAACGTTGTACGGTACTCATTTCAAGCTGAACACCTTTCCCACGTCGATTAATGTTTACAATGTTGCTAGGTTCTGCACCCGCGATATTACTTGTTTGTGGTTCTAATTCACACGGAATACCAACGGCTTCAAAGTTAGCTTTAATGAGTTCCATTAACTCGTAATCTAGTCCACCGATTTTAGTATTCTGATTATTAGAATCACCGTAACCATGATAAGAAACGGTGTAATCTGCTTCTTTCATCAATCGAATTCCGTTTGGTTCGTCAAAGTGAGTTGACGTTATATGTAATGATGTGTTCCCACTGGAACGCCAACCTTCAAATGTATAGTAAGAATGTTCCTTGCCTGCGGAAAACATACATAGTTCAGTACAACCACTTTCAATACCGCCACCATGAGGGGTCATGAACAAGACTTTGCTTGTCCCTTTCCCCATCAAAACATGATAGTCGGATTCATAGACATTATCCTTACGGAGTGCGTCAAAATCACGGTATTTATCCGCCATTTATTAAACCTCCTTTAGATGTAACAACGCCTTAGACTTGACAGTATTTTTGAATCGCATATGTTCTTTTGTAATCTTCATAGAATAGTGATATTGGAAATCTTTTATTAATGGAATAGTAGTGAACTGTGTCCACGTCAAGCCATCGTCAGAGACTTCGATAATCAAGTTAGAATCTTCATGAGATACAAAAGAAGCGTCCATAGAATTAAAGTCTTCAAGGTCGATAGTAGGGGAATAGAAAGTACCGTCTGATGGATTATCAATAAAGTACGTTAAAATTCTAGCTTCCCCATCAACTGGGATTTTTGACTAATTTTCCTGTTCCCGTCAAACTAAGTGAGAAGGTAACTGCATCGTCCACAGGAAATTCGTTAGGAAAATCTGAAATTAATACATTACCTGTATACTGTTTTCCTGCGTAAGAAATATCGACTGCAATTTCAGTTCCTTCTAACCACGCGTCCTCTAATTCTTCTAATGCAGAATCATTGTTTACGAGGAATCCGTCACAATCAATAGACCATGATTTAATTCCGGCTAAATTTTCCTGCCAGCCTTCCCCGTCCTTACTTGTAACCTCAATCATATTCGTACTACGGTTTAACGTAGCACCCGTTTGACCGCCTAAAACAGTCGTTGAACCCGATACCGCACCCGTTTTTAATAGAACGTCGATACCTGCTAATTTGTTAGACATAAGAGTCTACACCCCCAAAATGAATTTATAGTTTAAGCTGAATAAGTGTCGTTCGTTTTCGTCCGTGCCGATGTACAAAGGAAAGGTGTTCTCGCTTTGGACTAGAACTATCTGAACTTCTCCAATAAAAAAATCCGTTCGCTTTTCGAGAAAGGAACGAATTTCGTTAGCTGTTTGTTCGGCGTTTGCAGGGTGCTTGTCTCTAGTAATAACTTGAACACTTGCTTGCCCTACACCGCCATTAATTGGTGAACTACTAGTCACATTAACTATTGAACTAGCGTCCTTTGATTTTTTAGGAAATTGTAAAGGATAAATAGTAATTTCATTACTCATTCCATTACGAATTAGATTAGTAATTTCTAATACACTAAACATTCAAACACCCCTTTATACAAGTCAACGTAAAGCACTTTTTATACTATCGTCGATATGTCTTGTGTACGCTGATTTCTCACCTTCAAGAACCCGTGTAAGGAACTTGTTTCCTACTGGATATGATTTTCCACTCATACCCTTACCGCCCGACTTAGCCCGTGAACCTTCACCTAAATTGTAGTTTGCTTCGTGCATTTTAACCGCGTAGTTAAAACCGTTTCTAGCTACTACGTTGTAAGCAACTTCACCATATAGTTTGTAAGATGAATCGTAGCCGACTTGTTTAGTGTATGAATCTTCTAGCTTACCCGTCTTGTGTGGAGTTGCCCCCGAACTAGCTTTAGCTAAATCGTTTGTAACGTCGGTCATTGCCTTTTTACTTGCAGTTGAAACACTTCTAAGAATAGTAGATGTATTATCTACGACGATTCTAGTATCGAAACGAATTCCTGCCATTAGAAAAGCACCCTTGTATGTAGCGTAAATCCACCTAAATCTTTAACGGGTTTAATAGTTTTAGGGTAATATTCCACATCGTCAATAACTAGTAAATCGGTGGTTAGTAAATCAATTGAACCAACAAAGAGAACTGCACCCGAAATGACTGTTTCAGAACCATTGACAATAGAAAGTGTAGCTTCTTCAATGTTATAATCTACGCGAACATCATAAGTCTTTTCGACACCGTTCGGGGCGTCTATGCCCCATTCGTCCTTAACGGTGCGTCTAACTGTAATCGTGTTATTTAAAGGCATTAATCCTAACATTAGTTATAACCCCTTTGTGCAAAACGTGGGTCTGTTCTATGACGGAAAGTATCGGAAATGTTAGTTTGATAACGTCCAATTCTTCCCCCACGTCCTAGTAGTTTAATTACTTCGGGTGCAATGCTTCGGTCTTTGGTTGCTAGGTTAACAGCCATACCCGAAACTGTAATATATGTTACGCCCTGTTCGGCACGTCTAATTGAATCATCAATTTGAACAATCCA